GCTAAGGCGGCTGGCAACACCGTGTTGGCTCAGCAGATCACTGCTGCCAAGTCGCAGTGGGAGCAGGACTTCAAGGCGCAGAACGCAGCCTTCGGCTCTAAGATCGACAGCTTCCCGGACAGTCGAGCTACCGCCAAGGCTGGGCTGAACAACCTGCGCGACATGCTCGCCAAGAACCAGGTGCCCGATGGCCTTGCGCCACTGCTCGGCAATCTCGTCAAGAGCTACGACACGTACACGGCCTTCACTGAGGCCCATAAGGGCGCGGACCAGAACAGCATCCACGCTCGCAGTCAGGCCCTTGGGGCCTTCAACGGCTGGGTGTCGCAGAACATCACCGGCACGCCCTTGATGGACCTGTACAACGGCGTCCTTCGTGCCCTGAACACAAACCTAGTGAACCTCACACCATTCGGGAGTGGCTCGTGACCAGTCCTACAGGTGGCCTAGTCGGCGCGTCAGGATCGAACACTTCCAACAGTGTGAGTGTCAATCCTGACGGCTCCCTGAATCTCGGCGGCATTACCGGCCAGTCAGCCATTCCGGTTGACAGCTCTGGGGCTGTCGATGAATGGAACCTGCCGTCGTTCCTCAAGGGTCACGTCTTCTGGTGGGACTCAGGAACGACCAAGCAGTCGGGCGGTCAGAGCCGCACGACCAACAATGGTCAGGACGCTGTCGCTGGCCGCACCGTGGCCGTTGACAAGCCGCACTCGTTCGACATCAACGCTTCTGCCGAAACCATCATGAAGCAGTTCGCTGCCATGAGCTATAACGATCCGTCGCAGTTCATGGGACTGCAAGCGGCTCTTGCTCAAGGCCCCTGGGCATCCGGTCTGAAGATGTCCGGAACGATGGACAGCGAGACCGAAGGTGCGCTGGCCAAGGCCATGACGCAGTACCTCAAGCTCACCGAGTCTGCCGGTGTTGCCGTCAGCTTCAAGCAGTACCTCATCAACGCCGCTCAGGGCGGCGCTGGTGGCCTGGGCAACGTCAACAACCCTGGCGGCACTGGCGGCACTTCGATGTCCTCGGTCAGCCTGACCGATCCAGCCGAGCTGATGCAGAACGCGCAGTCGGCTGCACAGGCAGCACTGGGGCACACCCTCTCGACGGACCAACTGAACGCCTTTGTGAGTCAGTTCCACTCTGCACAGACGAACGCCCAGCACAAGGCTGGAAGCATCTACGACGGCATGAGTGCCCCTGCCGAGGCGAACCAGTTCGCCCAGCAGAGTGACGAGCAGGGCTTCACCAACCATCAGGCGCAGGGCTACATGGACACCTTCGTGAACATGTTCCTGAGCGGCAATGAGGCTCGCGGCAATGTCGCGCCAGTGACGCCAGTGGCGGGGGAGCAGTGATATGGCGTCAGTAGCGCCAACCGCGCAGAATTATTTCACGCTCTTCCTGCAAGGTCTTGGCATGCCCGTTACGCAGGATAACCTGAATGCGCTCTACGGTGTCGCGCAGCTTGAGGGCTGGAACAACCGATACAACCCCCTCAACGTTGTTCAGCAGGAACCGGGCTCGACGGCCTATAACTCGGTCGGCGTGCAGCAGTATGCAGACTTCGATAGCGGCGTCAAGGGCGCAGTGTCACTGTTCAGTAATAGCCACTGGACCGGCGTTCGAGCGGCGTTACAGCAGGGTAACAACGCGCAAGGTGTACTCAATGCCTTCAAGGCTGCATATACATGGGATCCGAACGTTCAGTTCCCTATGGGCCAGTCGTCATGGGGCACCAAGACTATCGGATCAAACGCGGGGTCTGGTGATCTGTCGGCCGTTCAAACAGAGAGCGCGGGTGAAAGTCAATTGACAGGCGGAGGAACCGCGCCTGGAGCGACGGGCACCAACCCGACAGTAGCTAACTACGAAGCCATTCCAGGCCTCCAGGGCCTGCTTACACATATACCCGAACTGAAGGCCCTACTAAATCACGCCATAGCAACGGGTCAGCCCGTTGCTGACTTCCAGGATGCTGTCGAAAACTCGCAGTGGTGGAAGACAAACGCAGCTACCACTCGTCAGTACATCGCTCTCTCACTGAACGATCCGGCCGAATACCAGAAGCAGCTCAGCGACGCTGAGGCGACAGTCAACACTGAGGCCGGCCAGCTCGGCGTTCACCTGAACGCCTACCAGACGCTCTCGGTTGCCCACGCCGGTTTGCTCGGCGGCAACCTGACGAACAAGGCATGGCTGGACAAGCTTCTCGCCGGGACGATCAACCCCGCCGATGCCAAGAACACCAACGGACTGTCCGGGCAGTTGGCCTCGACGGTCGCACAGCTTCAGCAGCTCGGAGCGAGCTACGGCCAGACTTCCACACCGCAAGGCTTGGAGCAGGCGGCTCAGAACATCCTGTCCGGTGCCACCACGATGGACACCTACGCCAACCACTACAAGACGACCGCTAAGAGCATGTTCCCTGGCCTCTCGTCGCAGATCGACAGTGGCATGACGGTGGCCAATCTGGCGCAGCCGTACCAGCAGACAATGGGCCAGCTTCTGGAGATCGACCCGTCCAGCATCAAGCTGTCCGACCCGATGATCCGCAAGGCGCTCCAAGGCACCCAGGGTGCAGCGGCGGGCGGCACTACGACGCCTACCTCTCAGCCTCTCTGGCAGTTCGAGAACACAGTGCGCTCTGATCCTCGCTGGGCACTTACGCAGAACGCTCGGGACACGGCTTCCACTGCACTGGTGAAAATCGGCCAAGACTGGGGCTACATGTGAGCACTGCTAACACGAACCCCAAGAGTACGACGACCCACGGCGGTACGTCCTCGCCCACGAGTGGCACTGGCGCAAGTAAGGCAAATACCAACCCGACCACTGGCACTACGCACGGCGCGGTTCCCGCGCCAGTGCACGCGGGCACAAGCACTGCGCCAGCACCGAAGCCGGTAGTCAAGCCGACTACGCCACCGCTGAGCGCTGCGCAGCAGAACGTCTTCGATCTCATCGCCGGCCAGTTGTCAGCCTGGGGGCTGACGACGCTGAACGCCGACCTGAAGAGTCTCATCATCGGCGGCGATACGTCGCCTGACACCCTGACGTTGGCACTGAGTAACACCGCTGCCTACAAGGCGCGATTCGCCGGCAACGACATTCGGATCAAGAACGGACTGGCTGCACTTACGCCAGCTCAGTACGTGGCCACCGAGACGCAGTACTCGGACATCCTTCGGAGCTACGGACTGCCTGCTGGCTTCTATGACAAGCAGTCTGACTTCACCGATTTCATCGGCAAGGACATCAGTGCAGCCGAACTGGATTCTCGAGCCAAGATCGCACACGATCAGTACGAGGCTGCGCCTGATGCCACTAAGGCTCTCTGGACTCAGTACTACGGCACCAAGGGCGATGCCATCGCAGGCATCCTCGATCCGACCGTAGCTACTCAGGTCATCCAGGATCGTTCGACTCAGGTTGCGATCGGCGGCGCTGCCGCCCAGCAGGGCCTGTCCGTCAATCAGTCCCGTGCTCAGCAGTTGCAGCAGGCCGGCGTTACTGGCCAGCAGGCCCAGTCCGGCTATCAGCAGATAGCCAAGGCAATGCCGTTCGACAACAGCATTGCTCAGAGATTCGGCACCACGTTTGGTCTACAGCAGGAAGAGAACTCGGTCCTGCTAGGGAATGCAGCCGATGATCGCCAGCGCCAGACGCTCTACGCCGAAGAGACTTCGCTCTTCAAGGCGCACGGCGGTGCCACCAAGGACTCGCTCGGCGTAGGACAAGAGGTCTAGGCACCCCCCCAGACGGCCCTGAGGGACACGCACAGCCCCGAAATCCCCTCCGGGGTACTTCGGTATACCCCTGAACGAAAAAGGGTAGATCCATGACTCCAGTCGAGACGGTCGATGCCCACCTGGGCACCCTGCGAGACCGCTACATCGCCTCCTGCGATGCGTACGAAATGGACCTTGCGCTGGAGCTTCTCGACCAGATTGACGATGCGCTCGATAGGCGCAACGCAATCACCAGTAAGGCGTTCGTGCCTTGGATCAGAAAGTTGCTGGCATGACCGACTTACTACCTGGCGACATCGCCCTGGTGACCAATCACAACTTCGCCGCATCAACGATCCGGCTTGGTGATTGGCTCAAGTGCAAGAGGCTCGGACTTACGCACAACTCGTACAACCATGCAGCCATCTACGTCGGCCACGGCAAGGTTGTCCAGGGCGAGCCGAAGGGCGCTTGCAGCGCCAGCATTGACGACATCGGAGACATCGACTGGTACCGCCTCAAGGACGCAAGTCCTTGGGGGCCGGAAGTAGCAGCCAATCACGCCCTGGATTTCGTCGGCGTTTCGTACTCCTGGCTCGACATCGGCGCTCTGGCGCTGGATGACATCGGCTGGAATGTCCAGTCGGACGACAAGAAACTGACTCGCATAGGCAAGCGCATTGCGAGCAGTAAGTCGGTGATCTGCTCAGCACTCGTAGTGCGGGCATATCAGGCGGCTGGAGTTGACCTACTGCCAGGCCAGATGGCCGGCGAAGTATCTCCCGCTGACCTTGGAAGGTGTGCGCTCTTGGAGCGCATTAGTTAGTCCCACTTCGGATGTAGCTCAATTGGAAGAGCATTCGATTGTTAATCGAATGGTTGCAGGTTCGAATCCTGCCCCCAGTGCCAGCTTTCAGGATCGATCGGCCCCTGAAGCTCGTAAACAAGTCCGACAGCAAGAGCAGAGGCACCCAACCCCTGGGGTACGTCTTGGCTTGCGAATGCCACAGCGGCAAACCAATCAATAGGGAGTGCACGACAATGCCAGAAGAGATTGACGACAACCAGAACGACAATGCACAGGGCGGCGGTGGGCTGCGTAAGCAGCTTGAGCAGGCCCTGGAGGCGCTGAAGACCCAGAAGGAAGAGCTGGCGAAGTTCCAGGCGAGAGATCGCGTGGATACCGTCAAGGGACTCCTGAAGGCGAAGGGCGCACCCGAAGGTGCGGCGTCGTTCTACACCGCCGAAGATGTCTCCGAAGGCGCGGTAGACAAATGGCTCCAGGAGCACGCAAGCGTGTTTGCTGTGAGCGGGCAGGCTGCACAGCAGCAGGCCGTAGTAGATCCGAATGCCCAGGCCGCTCAGCGAGTAGCTGACGCCTCCTTCGGCACCGTAACCGAACCGCTCGGCGCTAACGCCGCGCTTGGTGATCCGGCAGAGCTTATGAAGCTCTTCCAGACCGCCTCGGACGAGGATCTGGTGAAGCTGGGACTTCTGCGACCGCAGACAGGTAAGACCCTGGTCGGTGGTTACACGAATCCCCGCTAAGCATTTGTCTGCCTTTCCATTCAACCCAAACCAGGAAAGGTAGCTAGCCAAACGTGCCTAACGTCTTTACCGATGCGGGTACCGTCTATGCGAACTTGGTTGCCGCTGCGTACGACAGAGAGCTTCGTCGCGCTCTGTACGCCCAGCCGATCTTCCGCCAATTCGTTGACGTGCACCCCATCGACGTGACCAACACGTCCAACTCGGTGACCCTGACGGTCACCCCGGAGATCACTGGTCTTGCGACCACGCCCCTCACTGAGACCGTGGACCCGGACTCGGTTGCTCCCCCGGCACCGACCCGCGTCACCGTGACTCTCAACGAGTACGGCAACGTCGTGCTTGAGACCTTCAAGCTGCGCGAGACGGCGTTCACCCCGCCTGACCCGACGCTTGCGTACTTGGTCGGCCGCAACATGGTTGCGACCATCGACAAGCTGGTCCAGAACCAGCTCGATGCCAGCACCAACCTGCTCGTGAACGCTGCCGGTACATGGCAGACCACGGGTGGCGCTGTCAACGTGACGGGCGTTTCGGCGTCCTCGCTGTCCAGCACTGGCATCCGTGACGCAACGACTCTGCTTCGTCGTCGGAACGCCCACGGGCGTGACGGTGCGGATCAGTTCGTGGGCATCATCCACCCGGACGTGGCAGCGAACGTGCTGTCCGACACCGGCTGGCTGAACCCGCACTCGTACGTGGACACGCAGAACATCTACCAGGCTGAGCTTGGTTCCTACCTTGGTGTTCGGTGGATCACTTCCCCGAACTGCACCAAGGGTTCGGACGGCGCTTCTGGCGCTGCGGTGTACCGCACCTACGTGCTCGGTGCTGAGGCGCTTGTCGAGGCCGTTCAGGTCGAGCCGCACGTGGTTGTCGGCCCGAAGGTTGACAAGCTCATGCGATTCAACCCGCTGGGTTGGCTCGCGCTTGGCGGTTGGTCGATGTTCCGGCAGGAAGCCTGCCAGCGCATCCTCACCTGGGCTGACGCTTCTTCGCTGTAAGCCCTCTCATGCCTCTCAGGGGCGTCCTCACAAGGGACGCCCCTTTGGGGTGTGCGTAAACGCATCAACCAGATACGGAGTTGCACATGTGCAGTACAGGCTGCCGCTCGCAGAATCACCGGACCTACGGAGAATGCTTGCGTGCGAAGAACCTGGAAGTGCAGCCAGTTGAGGCACACAAGTTCAATCGTGCACAAGAGCATGAAATCAAGGAATACGGCAAGGCTCGCCGTGCTGGCATTCAGCCAGCGTCGCTCTCCAAGGCCGACGTTGACATTGCCTGGAAGATGACCGACAAGCTCGGCGTGCCCTTTAGGGCTGATGCGTAATGCTGGCCGGTGAACTACTGGA